AATAAAAGGAGATCACAAAACTACTATTAAGGCCTTTGCTGAGTTATGTAAATCTCATAAGCTCAATACTAATACAATTGATTCAATTAGTGTTTTTGAGTGGGCTATCCAGTGTAGAGAACTTGTTAATTATAGAAGTTCGTCCTTCATTGAGCCTGATTATGGCTATGAAGCAGTGCCAGAAGATTTGAGAGATTTGAATCGCTTGGAAGGACTTTTAGCAAATTATATTAACGACCCATATTATACATATTGTTTTCTTGAAGAGCATAGCTTATTAGCAACTGCATCAGTATTAATGAATGAACTGGTTGATATGTTTAGAAATGATGGGGTTGCATTTTTAACTGATGAGCGGCATGTTTTTTTAAAAGCTATTATTAAAAAGTCAGGGCTCATGAATATGTCCGTATTGCGAGGGTTGTTTCTTAATGATGCTGACATTTTGATTATGGAAGAATAGAGGTGCTATGGCACATTAAGTGCCATAGTTGTATTCTTGATTAAAAGTTTGGTTAACATGAAGTATAAGATTCAAAACTAATAACATCCTCGCCTAACCATTCGTTAAGTTCCTTTAATCGTTTTTGCAGTGGAACTAACTCATTGCGTACAAAAACACTGCTGGCCTTTTCAACATCACCAAAACCTCCTACGTTATTAGGCATAATTCCCATCATCTGTGGTGGCACGCGGTGCGCTGCCATCATATCATCCCGGCTGACGTTCTTGATATTCAGAAATTCATCCTTCGCCGCGATCTCTGACAGCGGTATTATCTGGATGCCGTCCTTTTTACCACTGGGTGAGTGCATAAACAGGTTACGGAAGTTGCCCGGTATCTTGGCGCTTTTCATGGCCTGGCGGATATTGTTTACGTCCCCCCAGCTCTGCGCTGCGCCGGTCATGTACATGGTAAAAACCCGCTTCGGCGGGTTTTTTATTATGGAAAAACATCAATCTAAACATAAGCATGGTGTTGGCAAAAAGTGCTGCAGAGGGGTTGAACATTTCATGCAACCGGTATACTGTATATTTATACAGTATCTGTGTGAGGTGCTAACCATGAAAGTTGAAGTCACAATTGATAAACATAAAAAACTCCCTGATGGTGCCATACCTGCGCTTGAGCAAGAATTGCTGCGCCGCTTGTCCCAGTCTTATGATGACTACAAATTAACCATTCGACGCACAAGCAACGATGGTCTTAGCGTTTTGGGCGGCGCTGATGGCGATAAAAAACGCGTTGAGCAAATCCTGCAAGAGACGTGGGAAAGCGCGGACGACTGGTTTTACTGATTCACCTTTTGGTGGCTGGCATTTCCCAAAGCATCGCAATAAGCGTGTCCCTTTGATGCTGTCGCCAGACTATATTTATGCGTCTGTATGTCGCTCAGGGGGATGAAGTGGATCTCGATATCGCCGAAGTGGTGGACATTATCAGGCAGGGCGGGAAGTTTTTAATTTCGAGCGATGGGGGGAAAATAACCGGGCTCGAAAAGGTAAGAAAAAATCAGTTTTTGCTGACGATTGAAGAGTTTAAAGAGCTAGCTAAAGAAGCTGGCTGCATTGACGAAACCGAGAGTAAGCTGCAATAATTTACCTGCCGCCTGAACAACGGCAACGGAGCATCTCAGCGCCACGGAGTGAAACCCATGGCGCAACAATTACACCTGATAAAACAGACCCAAGGAATACTGATCCCTGCCACGCAGGAGACCAGTGATTTCTTGCAATCAAAATGCAAGCTCGGCGCCGTTCTGGAGGCCGATTTTAAGCTTGTCCGCAATCCGGCGTTTCACCGCCGATACTTTGCTTTACTCAATCTCGGCTTTGAATATTGGGAACCTACCGGCGGGGCGATTTCGTCTAACGAGCGCAGGCTTATCACAGGTTACGCCAAATACCTTGCTGCATATGGCGGGAGTGAATCGGCGTTGCTTGATGCCGCCGGGCAATATCTCGACCTGATAGCTGAGAAGCGATCCGGTTCAATCAGTATTTGCAAATCCTTCGATGCTTACCGGGCGTGGGTCATCGTTGAGGCCGGCCACTATGACGCCATACAGCTGCCGGACGGCACGCTGAAAAAACACCCTCGCAGCATTTCTTTCGCAAGCATGGACGAATGCGAGTTCCAGGAACTGTACAAAGCATCGCTGGATGTTCTCTGGCGGTGGATCCTCTCTCGTTCATTCAACAGCCTGCAGGAAGCTGAGAACGCCGCCAACCAGCTTTTAAGCTTCGCGGGGTGATGCCGATGAAACACTCATGGTTTCACCATCTCGAATGCACAACGCAGCAGGCCGACGAATTGGTAGCGAGATATCGTCAGCGGGGCGTAAAGGTCGAACGAAGCTTAAACCCTGACTTTATGACATGGACCGTCAGCGCGCAGCTGGTGAAGGACAAAAATCCGCCTCGGCCAGACTCTCGCTGGCGCAACAGGATGTGGGGGTGAGTATGGCGAACCTTCGCAAAGCGGCCCGAGGTCGCGAATGTACAGTGCGGATCCCTGGTTACTGCAACGGCAACCCGGAAACCAGCGTGTTGGCGCATTACCGCCTGGCGGGTACGTGCGGCACAGGATGCAAGCCTGACGATACTCAGGCGGCGATCGCCTGCAACGGGTGCCATGACGTAATCGACGGCAGAACTAAAACCACCGATTTCACCTACGACGAATTGCGCCTGATGCACGCGGAGGAGGTAATGCGCACCCTGGAAATCTGGCGGAAAGAGGGACTCATTAAATCATGAAAATCTACGATATCACGCCCATCGGCAAACCCAGGATGACCAGAGCTGATAAGTGGAAGCAGCGTCCGGCGGTAATGCGCTACCGGGCATTCTGCGATGAGGTCCGTCTGAAGAACGTTGCTATGCCGGAGCAGGGCGGACACATAACCTTCGTGGTTCCCATGCCAAAGAGCTGGAGCCAGAAGAAGCGAGTAACGATGAACGGACAGGCACACCAGCAGAAACCAGACGCCGATAACATGATCAAAGCGCTGATGGATGCTCTGTTTACTGATGACGCACATATCTGGGACTTTCGTGTAACAAAAGTCTGGGGTGAATCCGGACAAATTTTAATTTCTGATATCGGAGAAGTGGCCGCATGAAACTGGAAGCATCGTTAAAGCATTTCAGCCCGCAGGGGATGCATATCAGCGACGACGTGAAAAGCACATCGCCGAATCGACTGACCGGAACAGATGTTATGGCGGCTATCGGTACCACCAGCAGTCGTGCGCGCTTCGGCCTTGCCGCTTTCCTCGGAAAGGCTGGTATCAGCAAAACGGACGAACAGCTTGCAATTCAGGCGCTGGCGCAGTTTGCCATCAAAAACGCTCCTAAAAATGTCCGCAAAGCCGCTGGTGACAAGCTCGGCGCCTGCATGTTGACGCTGGCGCAATTTGCCTTTGCGGAATACTCACGTTCGGCGGCCACCAGAGCAACGTGTCAAAGCTGCAGCGGTACCGGCTTTATTTCCCGCCATGAAGATGTAATTAAGCACCCCGGTATTTTCGATGCTGACGGTGTCGAAGTGAAGGCCCCAAAGATTAGAAATGAACTGGTGAAAAGGGTCTGTGGAGTCTGCGGAGGAAAGAAAGTGATCCATGCGCGATGCAGGTGTAGTGGTAAAGGGGAGGTCTTAGATCGCAAAGCGACCAAAGAACTTGGCGCACCGGTTTTCAAAACATGTGAACGCTGCTCTGGTAATGGCTTCTCTGTTGTACCCTCTGCGACGGTACACCGCGCCATTCTGAAGCGTCTCCCGGATCTCCATCAGTCTTCGTGGTCACGCAACTGGAAGCCGTTCTATGAAGGGCTGGTGGATATGCTTCACAAAGGAGAGAGACAGGCAGCGGCTGAATTTGAGAAGGCGACCATTTATTGATGTGATCGAAACAGATGGCGGCAAATTTTTGCACGATAGAGTTGACTTTGCATAAAATTGTCCTGTATTCTTCTAATCATGGATACGTACATCCAAATGAAACTGATTCTGAACCCTGCCAACCGGCGGGGTTTTGCTTTTCTGGGGGAAGCGATGCAGCAGCCATATTTTTTTAATCCGGGCATGACCACTCAACAGCTTGAAGACTGGCTTGGGCAACAGAAAATCTATCTTGCCCACTTCAACCGTCTGATAGCAGAAAAAGCCGCTCTTGAGGAGCGGCTGAGTCAGATCTCTGCGGAGATTGGGCGAGTCGCTACTGGTAGCTTTGAAGGAATACTGAGTTTTCCCTGGGATCCCAGTCCTCTTGTGGAAAATCCTCAACAGGATAGTGGCCAGTCGGCAGATTGAGTGACGCCAGGACAGCGGCAGCATCTTCTGACATATAACTGGGCTTTAGTTGACTGGCAATGATAAAGAGACAGTCGTTTAGCGAGAGTCTTCTAATCTCTTCAGGTTTCCACTTGGTCATTTCGAAGATAAGGTGATGAAGAGCCTTATCGTTATCAAGATAATAATAATCCGATGAAAAATGTTTCCTGTACTCATCGAGAATACATTCAAGAGTGAATATTTGTCCTATTCGGTACCAAACCTGCCTGGTTCTGTAACTGTGTGAGTCTGCCAGTAATGTTTGGGGGAAGTTGTTATTTTGGCAAACCCGTGACTTGATTACCTGTAAAAGGTCTGAGTACTTACTCATATTATGCACCAGTTGATGTTTTAATCATTTGCGAATCAATTTTATCAAAGAGAAAAACAAGCCGCTACACGCTGATAACATCAGGCTGGGCAGTTATGGTGAGCCGATACCTCAGACAAGCAGAGTATTGAAACCTGAAAGACTGAATGTTAAATTTCTGGTGTGGTGAATCCCCCTATGCGGAGGGGCATTGCCAGTCTGATATGTTTTTTTGCGCATTGCGAGTCGTCTGTGGACTGGCGGCGACTTACCGGGAGGCACCCGGCACCACACCTAATAAAAAATGATGATAGCTGTAAGGCCCACTTCGGTGGGCTTTTTCTTTGGGCAAAAAAAAGCCCGCATGGTTTCATGCAGGCAAGGCAGTTACATTTAGATTTTGTCCCGGTATATGTTTTTTTGTCCGGAAGTCGAAAGATACTGTCTCGAATACATTTTGTAAATAACGGATTCAAATCACAAGGCCATGCATTTGCATGGCTTTTTTATTATCAGGTCCCGCAGGAATCATCATCGACACGCTTCGTTGTTAAATCCAGCCTGACGGGCCTGACCCTTTTCAAACACACAGCTTCCCGATCTTCCATCGGAGGCGGTAACTATGGCTAAACGTATGCAAGACAAAGAGAGCATTGCCGGGATGTCCTGGCTGGTTCTGCTGATCATTGCTTGCTGGGGTGGACTTGTCCGCTACCTGATAGATGTGAAGCAGAGCAAGGCAACATGGAGCTTGATCAATGCTCTTGCCCAAATGGTGGTTTCAGGGTTTACCGGCGTTATTGCTGGCCTGGTGAGCATTGAAAGCGGACTGAGCATTTACATGATACTGGCCACTTCCGGAATTAGCGGGGCAATGGGTTCTGTTGCTTTGACCTATTTATGGGAACGCATTACCGGAGTTAAGGCGCCATGACAGCAGATCAGATTATCGAGGGGATCCTCGGCAAGGAGGGTGGTTATGTCGATCATCCGTCGGATAAAGGCGGGCCGACCCGCTGGGGCATCACGCAGACCACCGCCCGTGCACATGGCTACACCGGTGATATGCGGAACCTGCCCAGGGAAACAGCAAAGCAAATCCTGCTGAGCGATTACTGGACCGGCCCCCGGTTTGACCAGGTGGCAGCTCTATCTACGTTACTGGCAGATGAGCTTTGCGACACTGGCGTGAACATGGGGCCATCTGTAGCCAGTAAGTTTTTCCAGCGCTGGCTGACCGCAATGAATATGCGCGGAAAGCTGTATCCCGATCTGATTCCGGATGGTGCCATTGGTCCCCGAACCATCACCGCGCTTAAGGGATACCTTTCCGCCCGCGGGAAAGAGGGTGAACAGGTTCTGTTGCGTGCGCTGAACTGCAGCCAGGGTGCCAGATACCTCGAACTGGCGGAGGGCCGCGAAGCCAACGAGGATTTTCTCTACGGCTGGGTTAAGGAGCGTGTCCTGTGAAGATGATCATTTTCGCTTTGCTTGTGCTGGTGGCTGTGCTCGTTCTGTTACTTCTGCGCAAATATACCCGGCTGGAGTTCGTAGGGCATGCCAGCTTGCTGCTGAAAACGTGGTCTGTAAAGCTGGGAGCTATCGGCGCGCTGGTTGGTGTATGGGCGCAGTCGTTCCCGGATGCTGCGCTGCACGCCTGGGCGGTGCTGCCGCCGGATATCAAAAACATCCTGCCGCCAAACATCGTTGCGTTGATTAGCCCTGCGCTGGTGGTGCTGGCCGTACTATCGCAATACGTACGCCAGCCAGCATTGAAAGAAAAGGCCGACGAACTGAAGGAGCAGCAATGAGCTTTGAAATTATCGCGGGACTGGTGGTCGTCATCCTGGGTGCTATTGCTGGCGCGTTCGGCATTGGTCATGCTCGCGGGGCCAGTAAGGCGAAAGCCAAAGCTGATCAGCAACGTACCGAAGAGAACGCCGCTGCTACTGTCGCCGCGGCAGAACGCCGTGCTGAAGTCACGAAAGGGGCCAGCGATGTACAGGAAGACGTTAAGCGTATGGGCGATGACGATGTTGATCGGGAGTTGCGCGAAAAGTTTACCCGCCCCGGTAGTCGTTGACACGGCCTGCAGCTGGGTGCGGATCATCTACCTGACTGACCACGATATCGATGTGTTGGATAAGCAGACCAAGCGTGACATCCTGGCGCACAACAAAGCAGTGCAGGCCAATTGCTCGCAGCTCACAGAGAAGGGTTCCAGGTAATTCAGCTACAAACGCAGAACACTTTAGGTATTGAAATTTACATGGCCACATGAACAAAAAATCAGAATACGAGACAACAGAGCGCTGAAAAATGAAAAGTTGGTATCTAAGTCAGGTGCATTAAGGCACTATGGATTTTCAATTCCTTCTATCTAAGAAGCTGCCCATGACAAGAAATTCACTCCCTCAACTTCCGCATGGTTATCGATACGGTGACGAGCACTCTATTCACCCTCATTGTGATGGGGATTATTTAGCTCCGCAGGGATATGTTATCAAGTCCGTTAACCTTGTAGATGGGGTGGTTATTTATGTGCCCATCCAACGCTACATCAAGCATCTAGATCTTTGGGTTAATGCCGAAGGAACTGTCGAATAAATTGTTAGTTACCGGCCTCGTTCGGGAGAGCTGAGAATTGCCATCAAAAGACCAGCAGAGATGCCTGGTGCTCTGGTTGAATGTTCCGGCAAGTTGAAAATGATTGGTTCAATGAGCTCTTTCGATATTTAAATGCTTTCGATAACTTAAATGAAGCTATCACCACGTTATCACTGCCAGCCAACACCAAAACGGCAGTGGTCAGTTAAAAAGCAGAAAAGCCTCTCCCGGGTGGCTCCTGAGAGATTTTAGTTTTCTAACTGGTACCAACCAAAGGTCGCATTTTTTATGCGACCTTTTTTATTGTGCGTAACAGGCATCCGTAAGGAAACCGTTCAGCTTGTACACACGGCAAAGATAAATGCAAAAGCATCACAGAGGCTATTTTGTCGAATGGCTTCGATAATACTCCCCACATCGAACAGAGGTAAGACATGTCAGAGATCACTGCATCCGAGCAAATCCGCCTGGATATAATCAAGAAAGTTAATTATGACACCGCAGCGGCCAAGCTGGCCATTGACTGGGTAGGCGACAGCTATCTGAAGTCTGAGCTATTCGCTGACTCTTTCGATCGTGTTTTCACGGAAAGTGAGATTGTCTCGAAGACCCGTAAGGCAATCCAGGAAGCGACCGAAGCGCTGGCGCTGTTTGATACTGCCGCTGAGAAAGTCAGCTAAGGCATTACAGCAGGCATTCATCGAGTGCCTGTGATAATGTTAAAGCTCCTGTATAAGGGGCAGTTGTATGATATCATGCAACGAAGCAACCAAGCTATGGAAAGTCCGGGTAATGGTTTGGAGTGAATGTGACGTTTAGCAGCGGTGGTATAAATGGCTACTTTTTCATGTTGCTTAGTATGTGGCCAGTGCTAATGGTTTTATTCCTGGGATTGTCTCCTGCATTTTACGGTGTGTTAATGCCTAAAACGGCAATTGCTTGTCTGGTGATCGCTGCAGCCTTTGGCATTGGTGGGTGGTTCTATGGATTGTGATCTAAGTAACATTTGGTCAGGTTATAAACTGGTATCTGACCGCATTACAGCAGGTATTCATTGAGTGCCTGTGATAATGCCCGTCAGACAATGGACTGATATCATTGTCTGTTTCTCCCGGTGTATTTTGAAATACTCAATACTCTCATAACGTCTCTGCCTGCCAACATCAGAACGCCAGAGGTTAGTTAGCCGGATAGATGCACCTCTATCTGTTGGCTCCTGAGAGATTCTTTATACGCTGGTTGGTAGTGACCAAAGGCCGCATAATTTTGCGGCCTTTTTCATTTCTGTAAAATGAAAGTCCTCAGGCGGTTAACGATGCTCTGGACCATGGAAGTGATCTCCACCATGTCCGCCGCTATGAGGCCCAGGGGGAAGGATACATCCTGAAAGAGACAGCGCACCACAGATCACAAAAACAGCAAGCATAATTCTTTTCATAATAACTCCTGAACTAAAGAGCCTTAATTCCAAAACATAAAAGTGAATATTTTATGGAGAATCAGTAATTCCTTTTTCTCCCTCACGTTAAATAGGAATAATCCATGGCAAAACCGGACTGGGGCGAGCTTCAGCGACGGTTCCTGTCCGATCATGCCGCAACCGGCGTATCACCGAAGGATTGGTGTGAAGCGCAGGGACTGAATTACGCTACTGCCCGCCGATACATCAAGAAACCCACTGCGCAAACTGCGCAAAAACCTGCGCAGAAGAAACTGCGCACTGCGCAAAAGGAAAAGTGCGCAGAAGAGCTGGTGGATGATGATGGCCTCACCGATCAGCAACGTTTATTTGTCGCAGAATACCTGAAGGACCACAACGCCACGCAGGCCGCTATCCGTGCCGGGTACAGCAAGAAGACTGCTGAACAAATTGGCTATCAGCTGCTTCAGAAAACTTCAGTTGCGCAGGCCATTGCGCAGCAGCAGAAAGCATCCATTGTGCGCACGCTTGGCAGCGCGGATGAAGTGCTTGAGCAGATGTGGCGGCTGGCAACATTCGACGCCAACCAACTTTCTCAGTATCGCCGCGGGAGCTGCCGTTACTGCTGGGGCTTCGGTCACCAGTATCAATGGCGCGATGCGGTTGAGTTCGAAGAGAAGCTGGCTGAGGCTTTAGCGAAGAAAGGGAAAGAGCCAAACGACAGAGGCGGCTACGGTTACGACCATACCAGCTCGCCTAACCCGAAATGTCCTCGCTGTAATGGTGATGGCATCGGCCAGCCTTTCTTCGCCGATACGCGCAAGCTGGCGCCGGATGCTGCGCTTGCCTATTCCGGTGTGAAGCTTGGTAAGAATGGCGTTGAGATAACCGCCATCAGCCGTGAGCGCATGTACGAGGCGGTGATGAAACGTCTCGGCCTGGCTGACAGTGAGTTCGCCCAGCGTCTACAGCAGATTGAAATCGAGCGCCGGCAGCTGGAGATCGACAAGCTCCGTAAAGAGCTGGCCGCTGACCCAGAAGATGACGAACCAACGCCAGTTGCGATCAATATCAACGTAGTCGATGCGCGAGTGAGGGAAGAGGATGGCGATAGCTCCGACGCTTAACGTTCCCCAGGCTCGTTTTCTGGCTATGCAGCAGAAGTTCAAAGCCTATGTAGCTGGTTTTGGATCCGGTAAGACATGGGTTGGCTGCGGTGGAATATGCAAAGGGTTCTGGGAGTTCCCCAAAATAAACCAAGGCTACTTTGCCCCGACTTATCCTCAGATCCGCGATATTTTCTACCCCACGGTGGAAGAAGTTGCTCACGACTGGGGACTGAAAGTCAAAATCGTTGAAAGCAACAAAGAGGTCCATTTCTACAGTGGGCGCCAGTACCGCGGCACGACAATTTGTCGGTCGATGGAAAAGCCCGACACGATAGTAGGCTTTAAAATCGGCAATGCGCTGGTGGATGAACTCGACGTTCTGAAAGCGGATAAGGCGCGTCAGGCGTGGCGAAAAATAATCGCGCGTATGCGTTATAAAGTTGATGGTCTGCGTAATGGCATTGACGTGACTACCACACCTGAAGGATTTAAGTTCGTCTATAACCAGTTTGTTAAGGCTGTGAGGGAAAAGCCTGAACTGAGGTCGATGTATGGTCTGGTACAGGCTTCGACATTCGACAACGAAAAGAACCTGCCGGATGACTATATTCCTTCGCTCCTGGCGAGTTACCCGCCGGAATTGATCAAGGCATATCTGAACGGCCAGTTTACTAACCTGACCAGTGGCACCATTTATCATCAGTTCGACAGGGTGCTGAATAATTCCAGTGAGGAAGAGCAGCCAGGTGAAGCGCTGTATATCGGGATGGATTTCAACGTCGGGAAGATGGCCGGGATCGTCCATGTATTGCTGCTCGGCTTACCACACGCGGTAACAGAGATTATCAACGCTTACGATACGCCCGACATGATACGCATCATCAAGGAACGTTTCTGGCTGTATGCCGACGGTGACTACCGCAAGGTCCGCGAGATTTATATTTACCCGGATGCCTCTGGTGATTCCAGGAAGTCAAACAACGCCAGCAAAACAGATATTGAGCAGCTCCGGCAGGCCGGATTTAACGTCATCGTTGATGATGCTAACCCGCCGGTAAAGGACCGCATTAACTCCATGAACGCCATGTTCTGCAATGGTAATGGCGATCGCCGGTACAAGGTGAATGTGGCCCGTTGCCCGGTCTATGCCGACTGCCTGGAACAACAGGTGTGGGATAAAAACGGCGAGCCGGATAAAAAGAGCGATAACGATCACCCCAACGATGGCGCTGGTTACTTCATTGTGAAGCAATTCCCAATCGTTCGACCTGCATTCTCTATTTCACTGGACACGACATTCTGATGGCCAATAACGATATTACTTATGTTCGCCCTGAGGTCAGGGCGGCGATGCCCGTGTGGAAAAAAATTCGTGACGTGTGCAAAGGGGCTGATGCTGTAAAGGCCGCCGGGAATGAATACCTCCCTTTTCTGGATCCGTCCGATAAGTCTGCACGCAATAAAAAGCGCAATGCTGATTACATTCAGCGCGCCGTTTTCTACGCGATAACGGGCAATACAAAAGTGGGTCTACTGGGGCTGGCATTCAGAAAAGACCCGACCATGACCGCGCCGGATAAACTGAATTATCTTCGTGACAACGCCGATGGTGCTGGTGCCAGCATTTATCAGCAGTCCCAGCAGGTTACAGAAAATATTCTGGAGGCCGCGCGCGAGGGGCTTTATACGGATTATGCAGCTGAGACCGACGAGGCGATCATCCTTCGTTATCAGGCGGAAAGCATCATTAACTGGCGCACCAAACGCATCAATGGACGTGATCAACTGGTGCTGGTGGTTTTACGTGAATGCATGGAAAAGGAAGATGGTTTTGCGTACGAGGATGAAATCCAGTATCGCGAACTGGCTCTGGAGAACGGAAAGTTTGTCTGCCGGGTATGGCGAAAGTCAGCTGACGCAGGCTCTTTTTCCGTCGATTCTGAGTATCACCCGAAGCCTAAAGGTGAGGATTTTTGGGATGAAATCCCCTTTACCTTCGTTGGTGCACAAAATAACGATCCCAGCATCGACGAGTCGCCTTTAGCCGCCCTCGTTGAAATTAACCTTGGTCATTATCGAAATTCGGCGGATTACGAAGACAGCGTATTTTTCTGCGGTCAGGTTCAGCCGGTGATTTCCGGGCTTGATACCGCCTGGCGTGACTGGCTGCAGGATAAGGGAATTCGTGTCGGTTCTCGTTCTCCATTCCTGCTGCCGAAGGAGGGGAGTTTTACCTATGCTCAGGCGCAACCAAACACCCTGGCTAAAGAGGCGATGGACAGTAAGCGTGATTATTCTGTTCAGCTTGGCGCCCGGCTTATCGAGCAGAACGGCGCGGTTAAAACCGCCACGCAATCCAGCGGCGAGCAAACCGCATCCACATCGGTGCTCGGCATTTGCGTTTCCAATGTCTCGGAGGCCTATACGCTGGCGCTCGGCTGGTGCGCCAGATATCTCGGCATAAAAGGCGAGGAATATCGTTACAGCATCAATCAGGAGTTTATCGCCAAAGTCGCAGAATCCGGCATGGTAACGGCAATCGTCAATGCCTGGCAGTACGGTGCGATTCGCGACACTGATATGGTCAGAGCTCTGCAGAGGCTTGACCTGATAGATCCTGCTGACGACCCTGAAACTGTCATTGACGCTATTCGTAACGGCGCGCCTAACCTGATTGGTGGCAATAATGGCAACGGCGAATGACAAACTGCATGATGAATCCATAGCCCACGCTATATGGGTTAGTCGCTACAGCACCGGCGTTGCCAACAGGATGATAAAAGTCCTGAATGACAGCGACGCCGAACTTACCGCAAGGTTGCTGGTGGCTATTGATACGCTGGACGCTGAGAGCTTTACCGTTTCTAGGCTGGAAGCGTTACTGGTAAGCGTCAGGGCGATAAACAAGGATGCGATTCAGTCGATGTATGCAGCTCTTACTGCCGAGTTGCAGGAACTGGCGAAGCACGAAGCCACTTTTCAGATGAGCCTCTTCCAGTTTGCTATTCCCGACGATGTTCTTGCTCTTCATCCGCTGGTGGGCATCTCCCCGGATGCGGTTTATGCCGCGGCGATGGGGCGTCCATTCCAGGGACGTTTGCTAAGCGAATGGGCCAGCAACCTCGAAGCTGATCGTATGGCGCGCATATCCAATACGGTGCGGCAGGGTTTTCTCCTGGGCGATACGCATGAGCAGATCGCAAAAAAGGTTCGTGGACATGCTAACCGCGGCTACCAGGATGGTGCGCTTCAGATGAGCCGGGCCAATGCGGCCAGCATAGCGAAAACAGCAGTAGGGCATCTTGCATCAACAGCAAGACAAAGCTTTGCGTCGGCGAACGACGACATTCTGAAGGGTAAGCAGTGGTTATCTACTTTGGATAACCGGACATCAAAGGATTGTCGGATCCGCGACCGACTCAAGTACACGCTGGATAATAAACCGATAGGGCACAAGGTGCCTTATTTGCAGGGACCTGGGAAAATCCACTTTTGCTGTCGGAGCACCGAAACTTACATCCTGAAATCGTCCGAGGAATTAGGTATTAAAGTCGGCGAAATCAAGGATAGCTCGCGCGCCAGCATGGATGGACAGTTTCCGGCTGACACGAATTACCAGGACTGGTTCTCCCGGCAGTCGTTCACGCGACAAGCTGAGATTGTCGGAGAAACGCGCGCCAGGCTGATTCGTGATGGCGGCATGTCTCCCGATGAGTTCTACAACGACAGGGGCGAGTGGCTGACGCTCGACCAGTTGCGCTCAAAGGATGAGCAGGCATTCAGAAACGCTAGGCTTTAACCAACATATCTTATTCAATCAGGCTGCCTTCGGGCGGCCTTTTTTATTGGGCCAGGCCCACAGTAACTATCCCAAGGGGACAACATGCTTATTCGTAACATGCTCATTAAATATTATTCGGCAGCTGGTGGTGAAGGTGGTGATGGCGGTGGATCCGGTAGTGGTGCGCCCGAGATTACGCCGGAAATCCAGAAGTTGATCGATGAGCAAGTCAGCGCTCAGGTTTCTGGCCTGAAAAATAAAAATAGCGAGCTGCTTGGTAAGCTCAAAGAGTCCACTGAGTCGCTTAAGCGTTTTGAAGGTATCGATCCTGACGCGGTGAAAACTATTCTCCAGCGTTTCTCTGATGATGAAGAGGCGCAACTGATCGCCGCCGGGAAAATTGACGAGGTACTGGATAAACGCACTGAGCGGCTACGTGCTGATGTTGATAAGCAAATCAAAGCCGCTAATGAACGCGCTGAAAAGGCGGAAGCGTTCTCCAACAAATTCCGTGATCGTGTCCTGGGTGATGCTATCCGCAGCGCAGCGCTTAAGGCTGGCGCGCTGCCAGAAGCATCCGACGATCTGATTCTTCGTGCTAAAGGCACATTCCAGCTCAACGACGAAGGCGAGGCCGTAGCAGTTGATGCAAATGGCGATGTTCTGTTCGGTAAAGACGGCAAAACTCCGCTCACCCCGGTTGAGTGGGCTGAATCTCTGAAAGAGACGGCCCCGCACCTGTTCCCGCGCGCCGAAGGCTCCGGGGCTGGTGGTCATAAACCCGGTGGCGGTGGCGGTAGTCTGAAACGTTCAGAAATGAGCTCAAGCGACAAAGCGGACTACATCCGCAAACATGGCCAGCAGGCCTATCTCAAATTGCCTAAGTAAGGACTAATCAATGCCTACGACCGTAAACAGTGACCTGATTATCTATGACGACCTCGCGCAGACTGCGTTTCTTGAGCGTCGCCAGGATAATCTGGAAGTCTTCAACGCCGCTTCAAACGGCGCAATCATTCTCGACAACGAACTGATCGAGGGTGATTTTCGCAAGCGCACCTTCTATAAAGTTGGTGGTTCTATCGAATCGCGCAACGTTAACTCCACCGACCCGGTAACGGGTAAAAAAATCGGTGCCGGTGAATCTGTCAGTGTTAAGGCGCCGTGGAAATACGGCCCGTATGAAACCACTGAAGAAGCGTTTAAACGTCGTGGTCGCGATGTAAGCGAATTCTCCGAAGTGATCGGCGTCGACGTCGCTGATGCAACGCTTGAAGGTTATATCAAGTATGCACTTCAGGGGCTTGTGGCAGCCATTGGCGCAAATGCTGATATGACGGTTTCAGCGGATATTGCCACTGATGGTAAGAAAACGCTGACCCGTGGCCTGCGTAAATACGGCGATAAATTTAACCGTGTTGCGCTGTTCGTTATGCATTCCACGACCTATTTCGACATTGTTGATCAGGCTATCGACAACAAAATTTACGAAGAAGCTGGCGTGGTGGTTTATGGCGGACAGCCAGGCACGCTGGGTAAACCGGTGCTGGTAACTGACACCATGCCGGTTGACGCGATTCTTGGTCTGGTGGCTGGTGCGGTATCCGTAACGGAATCACAGGCTCCGGGCTTCCGTTCCTACGATATCAACAACCAGGAAAACCTTGCTATTGGCTATCGCGCAGAGGGCACGGTTAACGTTGAACTGCTGGGTTACAGCTGGGATGAGACGAAGGGCGCTAACCCAGACCTGACCAAAATCGGCACCGGCGCGAACTGGAAGAAACATTTCACCAGTAACAAATCCACTGCAGGTGTACTGATTAAGCTGGAAGCCCCTGCGGGGGAGTAACCCTGTCAGTGGATAAAACTTCCGCAACTGCTGACAGTACCGACGCGGTGACCGTTTCGCTCAAGTACACCAAAAATGGTGCCGGAGTCTCCGGGGCAGCTGTGGCGTGGACGTCTACTGGCGGCACGTTAAGTGCTTCGACGTCACAGACAGGGTCTGCTGGTGGTTCGACCGTGAAACTCACCTCTGCTACGGCCGGCTCCTTCACGGTGACGGCTACCGTTGACGGTGTGGTGAAAACAACTGAAGCGATTGCGTTCACTGCTCCTGCGGGTGGTTAACCGACGGGGCGAAAGCCCCGTTTCTTTTGGTGAGGATCCGATGACCGTTTATATAACAATCCAGGACGTTGACGAGTTGCTGGGGGATACCTGGGCTGCCGCCGACAAAAAGGGTAAAGCCGTGCTCCAGGCAAACACCTGGATGACGGCGCTTAACCTTCAGGATATCGACCCGGAGCATATTCCTGAAGAAGTTAAGCAAGCCGGAGCGTTTATCGCTTCCGTAGCCGCTGCAGGCAATCTGTATCAGCAAAAAACAGATTCCGGCGTGGTGACGAGCAAAAGCGTTGAGGCCGACGATGTGAAGGTTTCCCGCACTTTTGCCGAGCTTTCAACCACCAGCACTGAATTACTCGATCCTGATTTGCAGCTGGCGCTGGATATGCTCAAACCGTGGATGATTAACCCTTTCCAGACGTTCTTTGTGAGGGCGTGATATGTCCGATTTGAAGGTGGTCCCATTTCAAAAGCCCAGCCATCACAACCTCGATAACGACCAGGTTATTCGCCTGCTGAAACAGGCTCTGGAGAGAGCCGAAAACGGCGGCTGCCACAGTGTCGCAGTGATACTGCTTGATGATGAGGGTAACGCGATTGATTGCTGGCATAACGGTGGACGTCCCTATGTGATGGTTGGCGCTATGGAGTCGCTTAAAACCGACTTTATCCATGCTCATATTGAGCGGCGGTAAGGGGATAACATGCAAAATCCATATGTGCATTATGCCGGCGACGGGCTCGGTCCCCGCGATGTGTTTGTGAATGGAAACCCGATCAGACATGTCGTTTACGCAAATCAGGCAAAGGGTGTTGTAGAGTTTGCTCCGCTCCCGCTGCGGGTTAAGCGCAATGGCGAAATTTATACCCGCAAACTCCACGGTACAGTGATCGTTAAACCTCAGCAGCGTATTGGTGGGTGCAATGGGCATTCGTGACGAGCTGCAAACCGAAGTCGCCGCGGCATTCGATACCGACCTGCAGGATGCCGTTAAGGATTTCACTGGGTCATATACCGTTCGGGGTGCCTGGGACCCGGTGACGGAAACCGGCACTGAAACGCAGGTGACTTACTCGGGGCGTGGAGTACTGGCGCGCTATAAGCTGCGCCGTATCGATGGCGTTAACATTCTGCATGGTGATGTGAAGCTAACCGCACTGGTTAACGAGGTGACTGATAAGCCGGCCGTCGGGCATATCATCACCGCACCGGATCCGGTTACGGGTGAGCTTCAGCGCTACGAGGTCATCACCGCTTCTGCCGACTCTGCTGGCGCTGCGTACTCCATTCAACTGCGGAGGGCGTGATATGGCTAAGGGCTGGAACATTGACCCGGCGGCATTCGCCGGGCTGGTGGCAGAAGATGTCAAACTACGCCAGCGGACAATCGCCATTCAACTGCTGAATGAAATCGTTCAGCGGTCGCCGGTAGGAAACCCGGAGCTGTGGGCCATTAACGCGACCGCGGTTCAGTACAACAAAGCTGTTGGGGAATGGAACGAATCTCTTTATGCCGATCCTGCCAACCTGACAAAGACAGGCCGTCTCAGAAAGAAAGTCCGTGTTAATGACAGCATGGATATCAGGCGGCCGGCTGAGTATCGCGCAGGAACCTTCAGGGCATCGCATTTCGTCAGCATCGGCGAACCTAATCATTCCGTCCCGACCGAACCGGATCCGCGCGGGACAATGACGTTTCTTAATGGCAAAAATATCATTGACCAGGCGCCAGCCTACTCGGTGATTTACATCCAGTCGAACCTGCCTTACTCCGTGCCTCTGGAGAATGGCCACTCAACACAGGCGCCGACAGGCGTCTATGCCGTCTCGTTTAATGGTGTTATTCAGGCCTACAAATGACCCTTACAGAAATCAGAAACGCTGTCATTTCCCGAATGGCGGCACAGACCGCTATTGCCTCTGATGCGGTGGATTATCCCAATGGCCCGGTATTTGACCCCAGTAACCGCGATATCTGGGCCCGACTAACCAACATTGCTGGGCAGGCTGGCGCAACCGAGATCGGGGACGGGCCGGTAGTCCACAGGACGGGCTTACTCATCATTCAGCTTTTTGTTCCGGTCGGTTCCGGGACGTTGCTTATCTCCCGAACGGCCGATCAGCTAACGGAGCTATTCGAGTTTAAGGATGACGGAAAGCTGAGTTATTTCGCTGTTTCTGCTGTGCCGGCGGGTGAGACCGATGGCTGGTTACAGCTCAATCTTCAAATTCCTTATCGCGCTCTGTAGCGCACAAAAAACAGGAGGCTCCTGTGAGCTCAGGTGCAAAAGTAGTAGCCGCGTTTATTCGCGAGACAACGCCAGGAATCACGCCTACAGCAGGGGCGTGGAACCTGCTGCGTCGTTCTTCATTTGGTCTGAAACCAACGCAGAACACCAACGACAATGACGAAATCGCTGGTGACCGCATGGCGCAAGGTGTTTCACGCGGCACAGTGGATGTCGGCGGCGATGTCGGCACGCGGTTTCGCTGGAACCAGCATGATGATTTTCTTGCCAGCTGCTTCGGTTCCGAATGGCTAAATAACGTTCTGACGATGGGTAATGGTCGCATTACGTTCTCCGTGGCGACTTTTGCCAGTGATGTGGGGATCGCCCAGATTGCCCGCGGTTGCCAGGTTGGCACCTTCCAGATGGAAATCCCGGCCGATGGTGATATCACTGCAACCATTACGTTTGCAGGGCTGGACTGGGAGACGAAGGGGGACGATACCAGCTATTTCACCGCGCCGGTGGATTTAGCGGGGGCGCTGCGTTACTCCTTCAAAGAGGTCACGAACATCCGGCTAAATGGTGTTGATGGCGGGACAGGTTTTTGCGTCGACACCTTCAACATCCAGTTCAACAACAATATGCAGACTCAGCGCTGCATCGGTACCGGTTCGGCGTTCGCCGGCGCAAACATTCCGACAACCTTTACCCCGTCAGGTCAAATCACGCTGTCATGGTCAAAGGCTGCCTGGGAGGTTTACAAAAAAACGTTCACCGGCGAAACGGTGCCGTTTAGCTTCACGCTGGAGAATGCTGAAGGCGCCTATACCTTCGATTTCCCGGAAGTGCAGATCTCAGGCGACTGGCCGGATGCGGGGAGCACTGACATTGTTCAGGTTCAGCTGGATATCACCGCGGCCAATACGCCGCCGACGATTACGCGCGTGCCTAAAGTGCCGGCGACGGCAATCAGTGTTGCGCCAGCCACTTCAACTGGGGCCGCGGGATCCACGGTGACGTTAACCGCCACGCTTACGCCAGTTGATTCAACTGATACCGTCCAGTGGACGTCATCGGATCCGACTATCGCCAGCGTGGTTTCTACCGGGCAGAAAACAGCAACAGTCACCAGAAATGCTGCTGGTACTGCAATCATCACTGGTAAGGCCCGCACCTATACCGCAACGTCTGAAATCACCGTTACCGCGCCTTAATTTACCTGGCCCGTTCTGCAGTCATCGCGGATCGGGCTTTTTTGGGAGTCTTTATGCTGATTATTTCTTCTCAAATTGATTTGAACGGAGAACGCTGGTTTTTCCCTTTCAAAAAGCCAGCAGGAAGTAAAAAGAAATTCACGCCGGAAGACGAGGCGCTATTTAAACTCCGTCTGCTGGTGGCCAGTAGCGAGAATCCACAATACCGCTCACGCAATGCGCTGGTGCGGCGCCATATCGACAAAATGGACGCGAGCTACCAGGTCGGTACGGATGCTTTCGATCTCGCCAGTGTGGGCGAGATTGACTCGGTTGATGATCTTCTCATCGACAATTGCGCGCGCTTTCTTCTGAAAGACTGGGAAGGCGTGGGGGAGTTGGTGGATGGTACGGAGACGGCGGTAGCGTATACACCGGAGCGTGGTGTTGCGTTACTGAAGCAAAACCCCTCTCTGTACTGGCTTATTCTGGCTGAGGCGGCGAATATTGCTCAGGGTAAGGAGCAGCAGACTCAGGAAACCGTAAAAAAGCCATAGAGGCCCAAAAGTGGCTAAAGGAATTCGCCGGCGAGCAGGGCGAGAAAGCAAAGTGGCGCAGGGAGAAACTAAATCTCCCGCCCATTCCGGAGCCTGAAATCGATGCAGTCACTGGGGAGATCCTCAACGCTTACGCCATGATATCGCGCGGCAGGAAGTATGCCGGCATGGCCGGAGTGCCGCTCCCTCTATCCCTGAACGATATTGAGCTTTACCTGGCATCGCGCACCATCCTGATCGACCGCATTGAGTTTGACGCAGCGATACTGGCTCTTGATGATGCCTGGAGGGCTGAGTGGGCCGAAGATCAGAAAAGACAGGCAAAAGTGAAGTAGTCATATCATTGTCTCCATCTATTCCTGTGCTAACCTGTGCAAATGTTAATGATGGGGATAAGGATGTGGAACTAATCATAATTTGTGCAATTATTGGGTGCATACCTGCGGCGATAGCGAGCAGTAAAGGGCGCTCGTTTTTTGCTTGGTGGTTATACGGAGCACTTCTCTTCATCGTAGCTCTAATTCACTCACTGGTAATCAAGAAGGACATTCGCGCCCTGGAACAGAGCCAGCTTGATAGTGGGTTGGTTAAATGTCCATATTGTGCAGAAATGATTAAGCCTGAAGCCAGAAAGTGTAAGCACTGCGGTAGTGATGTAAAAGAAGCGATAGAAGTTGCTAGGCTCAAAAATTTTAAGCCGAGCGACATTCCATTTGATGCTTTTTTCATCAGGAAAAGGGTAGGCTTTGATGTTAATGAAGAGGCGGTAACTAACTTGGTATCACGCTTGAAACAAGCTAATCCAGAATTAGGCCCCGAGGGCATCAAAGAAAAATATTTTATGCAAATTGATGAGTTGGTAAATCAGCTACCTAGTGGGGTTCGTGATGAATTCATACGGACTTATAATGCAAAGCTTTGACAACTGAGCCCACTATTTTGTGGGTCTTTATTGTTGCCCCAAAACATGAACCTCGCTCTGGCGGGGTTTTTTATTGCCCGGAGATCGCCAAATGACTGAACAAACCTCCCGCCTGGCCATTGTTATTGATAGCTCCGGGGCAGAAAAACAGGCTGATAATCTCGCAACTGCACTGGTAAAAATGACGCAGGCAGGTGAACGTGCTGCCACCAGCGCAGTGAAGGTGACAAAGGCCACTGATGAAGAAAAACAGTCTCTTTCTGAACTCTTAGATCGCATCGACCCGGTAAACGCCGCCCTGAACAAACTGGATAAACAGCAGCAGGATCTTGCAAAATTCAAATCAAAGGGGATGGTAGATGCCGATACATTCGATCTTTATTCAAAGAAAATCGAGGAAACACGAAACAGGCTAACTGGATTTCGTGACGACCTTGGCAAAACCGGCCAATCAGCCGCACAGACTGCCTTTGCCATGCGCATGATCCCAGCGCAGATGACCGACATTATTGTCGGCTTATCTACAGGTCAGTCACCGTTTATGGTGCTTATGCAGCAGGGCGGGCAGTTAAAAGATATGTTTGGTAGTATTGGCCCGGCAATTAAGGGTGTGAGTACCTATGTTATGGGGTTGGTTAACCCTTTCACTCTTGCAGCTGCGGCGGTCGGTTTTCTTGGTCTGGCCTATTACAAAGGCACTCAGGAGCAGGACGAATTTTATAAGTCTCTCGTTCTCACTGGTAATTTGGTAGGCAAAACTTCCGGTCAACTGGCAGATATGGCGGCCCGTGTATCGGTCGCAGCTAACTCCACAACCGGTGCAGCAGCTTCAACGCTGAATCAGTTGGTGTCATCCGGTAAAGTAGCTGGCGACTCATTGGAGCGCGTGACAACCGCCATTGTTAAGACTAGCGAGGCGACGGGCATTGCTACCGATAAGCTGGTTGGTGATTTCAACGACATTGCTGCTGACCCGGTTGCAGCCATTACCAAACTTAACGACCAGTACCACTTTCTGACACTGGCAACCTACAACCAGATTAAAGCACTGCAGGATGAAGGTAATCAGCAGGATGCTGCACGGGTGGCTACTGATGCTTACGCCAATGCCATGCAGCAGCGTGCGAACGATATTCATCAGAATTTGGGGATTCTTGAACGTGCTTGGGACTCGCTGGGTAAAACGGCCAAGGGTGCCTGGGATGCGATGCTCAATATTGGGCGCGAACAAACACTAACGGATAAACTTTCCACCTTAAACGAAAATATTGCTGAAGCCCAAAAAGGGCAAAAAGATGGTGGGTTCTGGAACAGTTTTAGCGCGAGGTTTACCAACCTCCCGGAGATGATAAAACAGAGAGATTTGCTCGAATCAGTTGCCAATCTTCAGGGGGATGTAACCAAAGGACAGGCGAAGGCTAAGGAAGCCGAACAGCAAAGAATTAAAACGCAGCAGGAAGCAGATCGCGTTAACCAGCAATATTTGAGCAATGCGGATAAGCGCAATAAAGCTATTAAGCAGCAAAGCGAGTTCCTGAAGGCAGGTGCAATTACTGCAGAGCAATATGCAAAAAATGTTTCTCGTATTAACGAGCTGTACAAAGACCCGAAATCACCCAAGACGCCAAAGGGTAAAGCATATACCGAGGACGCGGCAACCCGGCTGCTTGATCAAATAAACCAGCAGACAGCTGCCTTGCAGTCCCAGCTGGATGCCAGTGACAAGCTTAACAGCGCAACCCAGGCGCGGGTAAAGTTCGAACAGCAAATTGCTGACCTCAAGTCTAAAACGCAGCTCACAGCCGACCAGAAGTCGATTCTTTCCCGTTCAGATGAAATCCTCCAGGCGTATAAGCAGCAGGAGGCACTGCAAAATTCCGTAAAAACCCTGGACGATTACCGGAAGATGCAGGAACAGGTAAAGACGAAGGATGAGCGGACCAACGATCTGCTTAAAACCCGTCTTGAACTGCTGGAGAAGGCCAAAGCAACCGGGCAACTAAAACCCGGTGAATATGAAAAAACACGGGCAGATATTTATCAAAACACCGATATGCAGCTGCCCTCGACGGTTCGTAATGTTGTAGGAAACCTGACACCAACAGGAGGGCGACTCTCTGGAACTTTTGAGGGGATGCAGGGGCAAATCAATGAATATGACCAGGCTCAGCAAGAGCTCCAGCGCTGGCTGGCAGCTCAGGAGGAAGCTTATGCGAAGGCCGGTGAAATAACTGCCGAGGGTGAGGCCAGAATGACCTCTATTCGTCAACGTGCGGCGGATGCAAATCAGGTCATAGAGGCTCAGAAAAACACCATCATATCTGCGGCCACGCAGTCCTTGTTTGACAGTACCGCCGACATCATGCGAACGGGGTTTGGTGAGCAATCGGCAATCTACAAGGTCGCTTTTGCTGCGAGCAAGGCATTCGCTATCGCGGACTCGATGGTGAAAATCCAGCAGGCTATAGCAAGCGGTGCAGTAAGCGCGCCTTATCCGGCCAACATCATCGCTATGGCCTCAATCGCTGCGCAGACCGCCAGTATCGTCTCAAATATTCAGGCTGTTTCAGGCGTTGGTTTCGCCTCCGGCGGTTACACCGGCCCCGGTGGTAAGTATCAGCCAGCGGGTATTGTTCACAAAGGAGAGTACGTCTTCGACCAGGCATCAACGAACCGGATCGGCGTGTCTCAGCTTGAGGCACTTCGAAATGGCCAACCGCTTGATGCAACTCTGGGGCGTACAGGGTTTGGTACTGGTGTGCAGAACGTTAACAGCGATAACAGCAGCAAGACCACCATCCATGCTCCCATTGAGCAACATTTCCATACGCCGCCCGGTGTGACACCTGATCAGATGGCTCTCTCCATGGCTCAAACGCAGAAGCGGGCGACAACGGAAGCCCTGGATCAGGTTGCTGCGCAATTGTTGAGGGGAGATGGGAAAGTTGGTAAGGCAATGCGCAGTAAATATTCAGGCAGAGGGTTAGAGTGATGACTGATATCTACTACCCGCATGACAGTCTTCCGATGCCATTACAGGAAGGATACGGATTCCAGCCTGTAAGCCCGTTAAAACGAACCCAGTTAACTACCGGCCGCGCGCGGCAAAGGCGAGCTTATACGTCCACACCGACGCAGGCCAGCATCACCTGGTTTATGGAAACCGATGCGCAGGGACTGGCGTTTGAGTCCTGGTTCCGTGATGCGTTATCTGACGGGGCTGCATGGTTCATGATGAAGCTGCAGACGCCGGCAGGCATTAAGTTTTACAAATGCCGCTTTACAGATATTTATCAGGGACCGGTGCTGGTGGCCCCGATTTACTGGAAGTACACAGCGACGCTTGAATTATGGGAACGCCCCCTTGCTCCTGCCCCATGGGGTAATTACCCGGAATGGATCGTCGGAAGTTCGTTGCTGGATATTGCGCTGAATAAGGAGTGGCCGAAGGCTTGATTAAAACCGTTTCTCCTTCATAATCACTTGTGTCGATTTGTGGGAAAGTCCTTCATGCCGCTCCGTAGCCGGAGCGTGAAATAAAGCGCGGAATAGCGATCCTGCCGGTGAGGGTACACCCACATTCGACACCAATTTTTAAGGTCACCTTCGGGTGGCCTTTTTTATTGGGTAAAAATCATGACAATACTCAACCGCCTGTACGCCAGCAGCGGGCCGGAGGTGATCATTGAGACGCTGCAGATCACCATTGGTTCTGACGTCCATTATCTGTGCCAGGGCTACGAGGGTATTACGGCAACGACGGAGAACGGCGATACCGTAACGTTTACCGCCTGTGCGATAGACATTGCGCTGCCGGCGCGCAATGCGGACGGCACGCAGGACCTCAAATTTGCCTTGTGCAATATCGACGGCGTTGTGTCCACGGCGATCCGCAATGCCCTGGCTAACCGTCTGTCTGCATTTCTGACGTACCGGCGTTATATCTCCACGGATTTAGCGGCCCCTGCGGAAGTGCCGTATACGCTGAAAATCAAGTCGGGCTCCTGGACGGCGACAGAGGTGCAGATCACTGCGGGCTACATGAATATCCTCGATACCGCCTGGCCGCGATACCGCTACACGCTCCCTGTATTCCCCGGACTGCGTTATATCAGCTAAGGAATCCCAATGTTTAACCCTGATAAATACCGTTCAGTCACCTGGCTGAAGGGCGGGCGCGTATACCCGCAACTCGACTGTTTCGGCATTGTGAATGAGATACGCCGCGACCTGAATTTACCCGAATGGCCCGATTTTGCAGGGGTCACCAAAGACGGCGGGGGCCTCGACCGGGAAGCGAGAAAGCTGATGCTTTCGCTGAAACGTTGTGAACCCTGCGAAGGGGCCGGGGTGGCCTGCTATTCCGGGTCGACCGTCACCCACGTAGGGATCGTGGTCAGTATCGGTGGCCTGCTGCATGTGGCGGAATGCAACCCAGGCACGAACGTCACCTTTCTGCCCTTGCCGCGGTTTAAGCGTCGATTTGTCAAAGTGGAGTTCTGGCGATGACCATTCGTTTTTACCCGTCCCGGCTTCCCGGTGAACCACTCGAAACGCATGAGCATGGTGTAACCAGTATTCGCAGCTGGCTGGTAGCAAATGTTGAAGGCTACGAGGATCGGGATGTCCCACCGCTGACCGTTGAGGTTGGGGGGCTGTTAATTCCGCCAGGCGAGTGGGCTAAGTGTGTGATTCGCCCTGATAGTGATGTCAGGCTTTATCCGGTTCCCTTCGGGCTGGAGGCCGCCACAATCGCGTGGATCGGCGTCGGTATCTCCGTTGCCGCTGCAGCCTATTCGCTGTTTATGATGAGCACCATCGATACGGGCGGCTATACCTCATCCACAGGGCGGAGTCTCGACCTTAACCCGGCAAAGGCGAATTCCGCAAAACTCGGTGATGCCATTCGTGAGGTATTTGGCCGGGTGCGTATCTACCCTGATTATGTGGTGCAGCCGGTTACCCGGTTTGATGCCGCCGATCCTACGAAAATGCGCGTCCAGATGCTGCTGTGTCTCGGTGTCGGTGATCTGATTTATACCAATGGCGATATCCGGGTTGGCAGTACGCCAGCTTCAACGCTACCGGGATTCAGCAGCACCCATTACCCGCCAGGCGCGGACGTTTCCGGTGATGAGCGCAGCGAAAACTGGGTCAACTCCACCGAAGTGGGCGGGACGTCATCCGGCACCGGGCTGGATATGGCCCAGACGTCGCCGGACGCAGACGACATTATCGCAGACAGCATGACCGTCTCCGGATCGAGCGTGACGTTTACGGGGCTGGATACGGATGATGATGACGATAATGACGATAACGATAACGATAACGCACTGCCACCCAGCTGGGTCGCTGGCGCCGTGGTCGAACTTAAAGCCCCGGCGAACTACCAGATCACCACGGCGGCCGGATACAGCGTTATCGCAAGCCCGCTGCTGACGGAGATCTCGCCGGTAGTAGGTATGCCGGTGACGCTGGGGTTTAACTCTGTCGATTACGATCTGTTTATCGCGTCATATACCCCCGGTCAGGCTGCAGTGCCCGGCACCGGGGGGAGTGCGGCAAAAGTCCAGGCCAGTGCGCCCCCGACCACCTACGATTTTTCGACCAGCTCCAGCACGTTCACGATCACCTGGCAGGGGGTTACCTACCCGGTGTCGCTAGTGGCTAACTACGTCTCGATGTCGGGACTGCTGGCGGCCATCACCGAGGGACTCACTGGCTCCGGCCTGGTTGCGCAGGACAACGGCGGCACCGTACTGATAACCGAGTCGGCCAGTCCGTTCGCGGGTGGGGCGATCACGTCCTCTTCACTGCCTGCAGCTGTTTTCGGTGATGCCCCGGTTTACACCTCCGGCACGGCATCAACCGGCGGCAGCCCGGCGGTAACGGCGAATGTGACGCTTGCCTATAACAGCGCCACGGGAACGGCCTTTTCCGGCATGCCAGAGGGGGTGCAACGGCTTTCACTTGCTCACCGCGGGAATGAGTACCGGATTGTCTCGGCCGACGGCACAACGGCGACAGTGGCGCGCCTGGTTAATGGTGCCGTTGATGAGTCATGGCCGGGATTCACCGCCCGCACGATGATCGACTATGAGGCTTCTGGCCTTAACGACACGCTGAGCTGGCTGGGGCCGTTCCTCGTATGCCCTGAAAATGAAGTGGTGGATGCGTTCGAGGTGAATTTCTCTTTCCCGAACGGCATCTGTGGCTTTGACAGCAAAGGGAAAAAGCGGCTTCGGCATGTTGAGTGGGAGATTCAGTATCGCGTCTACGGTTCCGGATCGGGGTGGGTGAGTCACCAGGGAGAGTATGCGCTGAAAAACGTCAACGGGCTGGGATTCACTGAGCGGATCACCCTCAGCTCACCAGGGCTGGTAGAGGTTCGCTGTCGCCGGCGCAATGAGCAGGGCTCAAACAACGCCAGGGATTCGATGTACTGGCAGGCACTGCGCGGGCGACTGCTGACGCGCCCTTCATCCTATCCCGGCGTTTCGCTGATGGCAGCGACCGTTGAGATGGGCGGGAAGCTGGCGGCGCAGTCAGATAAACGCGTAAACGTTGTGGCCACTCGGGCCTATGAAACCGGAACGGCCAGAACCATTTCGGGAGCGCTGCTGCATGTCGCGAACTCTCTTGGGCTGGAAATGGATGTCGACACCATCAACGCGCTGGAATCCGCGTACTGGACGCCACGGGGCGAAAATTTCGATTTCGCCACGGGCGACAGTATCTCAGCGCTGGAAATGCTGCAGAAGATAGCCAATGCCGGGAAGTCCCGCTTCCTGTTGAGCGATGGCCTGGCGACGGTAAACAGGGAAGGGATTAAGCCCTGGACTGGCGTGATCACTCCGCATGAGATGGTGGAGGAGCTGCAGAGCGGATTTACCGTACCGTCCGACGATGATTTTGATGGTGTCGACGTGACGTACATCAACGGGACTACCTGGGCAGAGGAGACCGTTAAATGCCGGACGCCGGACAATCCCACGCCGGTGAAAATCGAGAACTACAAACTTGATGGGGTACTGACTCAGGATCACGCCTACCAGATCGGTATGCGTCGCCTGATGAAATACCTGCAGCAGCGGGTGACGTTCCAGACCACTACCGAGCTGGACGCGCTGTGCTACAACCTGGGCGATCGCATCGTGCTCACGGATGATATTCCGGGTAACAACACGATTTCCTGTCTGGTGGAGGCGATGACAACGGCGGGTGGCGTGACAACGTTCACCGTCACGGAGCCGCTGGACTGGTCGTTTGAAAACCCCCGCGCGCTGATCCGCTATCAGGATGGCTCTGCATCCGGGCTGATGGTGGCGAGCAGGGTGGGCGATTTTCAGCTGTCAGTCCCGCACCTGAGCGAGTTTGATGACCCGATGAAGGTTGACCTGTCGTCGGCAACCATCGAGCCGATCCGCCTGGTTTTCTGCGGCTCAACGCGCCACGTCTACGACGCCATTGTAGAGGAGATCGCCCCGCAGTCTGACGGAACATGCCAGGTCACCGCTAAAGAATACCTCGAATCGTTCTATGCCTACGACGACGCTACATACCCCGGCGACGTCGCGTAATACCAAAAATTCCCCTAATTAACTCTTTTCGCTCAAACCCTCGTTTGGGCGAAGCCTCTTTTTGGAGCAAAAAAACATGGCCTTTAACCCGGAGCTGGGGAGCACGTCTCCCGCTGTGTTGCTCGATAACGCCGAGCGTCTGGATAAGCTGGTCAATGGGCCCGAGCTGACTGAACCAGATCGCGCTGGCGTTGAGCTGGATACCTGGCGCGGAATGATGGCGAAAAACGATGAGATCAGGCAGAACCTGATCCCGCTCAGTAAGCAGTACGCGACGCTGGCGGCTGCCCAGGCGGACATCGTGAATATCCCGGAGGGCTCTACGACGTATTACCGTAGCCCTGATGACAGCGCTCTTGCGGTTGAGGTGATGAACGTTGGCGGGACGCTGCAGCCTACCGGGCGGAAAATGCCTTCACAGGGTGATATTGACAATCTAACTTCGATTGTTCAAATAATTAACTCGCTATTTTCAAAATATGCGCCTGCTGGATTTTCTTTAACGTTTAATGATGATACTGGTAATTTCAGTGTCGCAATAAAAGACGATGGGACTCTCGCTGCCGGAGCCGTTGAAACGAATCAGATTACATCATCTATTGCGAGACTCAATACGATTGTATCAACCCTTATATCTGCGGAAGGCGATCGACCAACTATGGACAGTGCTTTTGCAGTTGAATTTCACGATGCGCTTTACAATATTTGTGTCGCTATCGATTCTACGGGGCGCCTTCTGGCCGGTGGCGCGACAATTCAGAATTTGACTGCTGGCGTGAACCTTAATTTACCAGATGGGAGCTATTTTTCGCTCGGTGGGGTGCAGGGCTTCAAGTTGTCTCTGGCAGATATCTATCAGCAATTATGTTTTGCAATAAAAGACGATGGCACTCTTGCTGCTGGGAATACAGAACTGAATTCACTGTCTGTATCGGGAGATACATCACTCGGCGATGTAACGTCAACGTCAATTATTACTGGGGAAATAAAATCGCCGTCAGTTTTTAATAATGGTGAAAGTAAAACCCTGAAATTTAAGTTCTTGTCTGACATAATCCACATACTTAGTTTTGGCCAGTCGTTGTCAACTGGGGTAAATGGCACTCCAGTCCAAACAATTGATGAACTGTATAACGCAGTGAAGTTTAATGGCGGTGTACGCGCGCAGGATGGCGGAGAAGACCCTGCAATCACACACGCGAGTTTTCTGCCTTACACTGAGACAATACAGGACACAGGAAATGGCACTGGTTATGAGACGCCAGTCGCAGGCTGTATCAAAATGATATATGACCTGACGGTTCAGGAAAATCATGGGTTTTCTCTCAGTGACATGGCAATTCTTGGTTCCGCCCCTGGGCAGGGAGGGAAAACAATAGGGCAGTTAAGCAATACGGCTGGCATTTATATGCCAAGAGTGCGCAACGACATATCTTACGGGCTGGCGTTGTCTCAGTCATCAGGGAAAACATACTCTCCCGAGGCTGTTATGTGGATTCAGGGAGAAACAGATCAAAGTAACGGGACAACTAAAGATGCATATATTGATTATTATGACAGGATGGTTTCTAAAATTAATGAGTATGCATCTGAAGTCATGGGTGAAAAAAGGGAATTGCCGTGGTTTACGTATCAATTTAGTTCATGGATTAACAGGGCACCGAACAATGCATACCCAACTATCCCGATGGCATTACTCGAACTTGCGAAAACCAGAGATGACACAGTGATGGTATGCCCGATGTATATTTTCGATTATTACGATGATGCGCACCTGACAGGACCAGGATACAAAGAATTCGGGGCGTATATGGGTATTGCAATTAAGAGAACAATATTTGACGGCATTCCATTTGAACCGCTCTGGCCGATATCCCATATTCGGCAGGGTCGGGTAATAAACATCAAATTCAACCCAGTGGGAAAACTGGTTTTAGATACGTCGTTTGTGTCCGATCCGGGAAACTTCGGCTTCAGCATAGTTGACAGTGATGGCGCTGAGATTGCGATAACATCTGTCTCAGTCAGATTTGACACTGTTTCTGTTGTGGCGGCATCGGATGTTACAGATGGTGCAAAACTACGTTATGCGTTTATTGGCGGGACCCATGGTCAAAAGCCAGATCGTACTCAGGGTCCTCGCGGCTGCCTCAGGGACTCCCAGGGGGATACGATTATTTTCGACCCAGACGGATTAAATCGCCGGATGGATAATTATTGCACAATGTTTGAAATTGAGATTTGAGAGGGTGTCATGGCAGGATTGGGATTTAATATTGCTGGTGCAGTCTGGGATTCACGTAATGTGATCGGGAGTATTTACCCGCTGCCGTCAATTGCAACAATAACTCTGTACGGTTCAGGTGGGCCTACACCGGTACTTGGTTCCACGCCGTCCGTCATTAATACACCGATAATTAATGCTAATTCGTTTATCGGTAATTCAATGGGGGGTGGGTATGACACTGGCGTATCTGATAGCGTGACAAAAACGCTGATGTTGCTATGTAAGCCATCAACAGCGGGGACAGGCAAATCGAAGGGGATTGGGACATACACCGGCTCTGGGTCGCCAATCGGGGACACGTTAATTTTTGATTCAACAACTAATCGCATTAGTTCAATTGCCGGAGCCAGTAGTGGATTCGTTCAGGATCTCGTCAACGCAGAAATTTACGACGGAAAATTTTATGTCGTATTTGCGGATTTCGCTCTGTATAAAACACAAATTTTTGCTTGCAAGGAAGGTGGTCTCATTGCCGGGCCCGGTGTAGGTTTAACTACTCGCGCAGTCCCAGATAAAACCATCCGCATTGCCAGAACGTACGAATCTGCGGACACGTCAGGAAATGCCGATATTGAAATTGCCGCATCAGGCATCTGGTCTGGAGCGCTTTTAACGAGTGAGCAGAAATTACAGATGCGTAACGCACTGGTCAGTCGTCTTGGGGGGATTATCGCAATAGGTTAACGTTAATGTAGTAAGACGGCTGTCATACTACTGACAGCCGTCACCGCTTAGAAAATCAATGATGGATACTTCGCCTGTATGCAACGGAGTAAATAGTCATGAACAGTAATTTTCTCAGCATCAGATAATACGCGATCGAAAACCATATAAGCCCCAAGTCGGCTGTTTGCAGAGGTTGATCCCCAGTATGTAACTCCGCCCTTACCGATACGAAGGGGGGCCGGGGCTCGCTCACGACCTGCTGCCAGGGTGAGGGACGCTGAAACATTGTTGGTCATGTCGGTCAGCCTGGTGGTCTGGCCGTCAAGGGTAAGACAAAGAAGCATCGGCTTTGTTTTATTAAATGCGCTCAGAGTTGCGCGCGCGGTTCCGTAAGTGTCATTGTCCGTGTAGTGGATACCCTGCATGGCGGCTAGCGCACCAGCTTCATCTACAATCACAGATACACCAGGAGGTGTAGATGCAGCTGTTCCCGAAAAGCTTCCTGCGATAATTCGTTGCGTCGAGTCATTATTCGGATCAAAGAGCAAAAACCAGGTTTGTTGGGCGGCATCATTAATTCCCAGGTTCAAATGTGCCACATTCGCGTTATTTGAGAACTGAACAAAGGGCGAGTCGGTGATAAACGTCGGGGTGCCAACTACAGTGGGTCCGCCTTCCCCCGGCATAAGGTTTTTACCAATCCCTGTATAAGTAAATATTTCAGCCCGGCGGAGAGATGTTGTATCAAAACCTGGCGAATATTCGTCAGGGTCTGAAACAGACGAAAACGCATTATTAGTGAAAAGAGTAATACCCATATTTATTCGCTCCGCTATACAGTTGTCTCGATAATTTGTGCCCATGCCCAGTTTTCCAGCGGGTATGGTTTGTCTACAAGTTCAGGAATATTTTCGTCCGCATATTGGCCGCTGCCTGCGGTATACACGTAATTTTCAGTTGCCAGGAATGGATCGCTGTCCTTGAGGCAGCCATTCCCGTTATGTGATGTTTTATCTGCGTACCAGATTTTGATTGTCCCGGAGACACGTCTGGAGAATGTCAGTTTTACCACAGTGTCGGCGACAATCTCTGCAGCAGTAACGTCCAGCGCTCCATTTGCATCAGTCGCCCGATACCCTTTATCAGCATACGTTTTAGCTGTTCGCCCATCATATGGTGTCCCCCACTGCAGTGGCGGATACGGAACTGCATAGTTAAGGAGTGCATAATCATCCTGAACTTCAACGCCTGTGCAGTGTAACGGCTCCCATCCCTCACCAAGAACCAGAACCCTGAACATGACCTTGCCGAAAAACATGTCCATCCAGCGATAACCATTACTGGTCAGGTGCCCGCTATCCTTATTGGGGAATGGATACGATGGGCAGACGCCATAGATGTTCCCACCCTCCGTTGCCATATCCAGCTGCGCCATGCCGATCGCCAGCTCATAGGTATCAATGGTGTAAGTGCCGCCAGTCTGATAGGTGAACATCGCAGGCGGTCTCTGTCCTGCGCAAAAATCGGCAATCACATCGCTATAAAGTTGACGCACCTTCGCTTTATAGCCCTCCCGCGTATAGTCCCCGCCGTACCCAGGGTTGTAATTCCACTCTCCCTGCAGGAAACAGAAAGCACCGATGCCGAATGTCTTGCTTTCGCCATCCGCGATGGCCTTTATTTTAGACACAGCTTCACGAATGCGATTATACAGCTCCGGATCGGCCCCCCTGGACAGCGCCTCAACGGTCCTACCGTTGACTCCACAACTTGCCAGAACAAGCAGGCGAGAAGGGTCGGTTAGCAATGCTACCTGACGAAGAAACAGCGTGCGCAGCATGTTAACCGCAGCAACGGCCCCTTCACCCTCATTACCCGACCCGGCAGGCAGTGCAGCAACATCGGCATCGCTCATCACATAAGACCCGTCACCTGACTGAACGACGGCCTTTAGCGGGTTGAGGATGGCTGACCCCACCGGGGTGAATCCTGCCCCTGTCCGGGTATTTGGTCGAGGTGAGTTTCCCAGCATCAGATTGCCCAGATTGCTGTACGGCGTTTTGCTGAGCGCAGGGTAACCTTCCTGGTTGGTGGAAAGAGACTGCCCGTACCAGATGATCATCGACAGAGTGAACACCAGTCGCTCTATGTCAGCGTTATACCGACTGCGAACTTTACTGTAATAGTTCAGGTTTTCCGCGTTCAGAATGTTAATTCTGTCCTGCAGCGTTATACCACCACCGCTACCGCCGCCGACCAGATTCCCGCTCGCATCAATAATTGTTTTAGACCGGCCAAGAAAATCAGAGACCTTTAAAAACTCAGGACCTGTAATATCAATTCGAGAGCCACCTGAGTTAAAATTAAGGCCATTGCCTGATACCATTGCCGCATCTGTGCCGAACGAACCATCTCGCGCAGCGCGCAAACTCCTTGGTGCCACAGTCCCATATTCATCAACTAATACGACGCGTTGACCGAGAATATTTTCGATATATATTCCATTGTCATCAGATACGGTCAGAGAATAGCCCTCCAGTTCAATGCCATCTGGTTTAATAATCGTTTTTGCAGTCCCGAATTCACCTGATGTCAGGGCATAAAACTGGCGATACCCGAGGATGTCAACGAGCTGGAAAATTAGGTTTGTGGTTTCAACATGCTTAAGTAAATCATCAACGGTTTTCTGTGACGGCATTTTCCGCCCGGTAGGCTGCAGCGTCCCGGCGTTGTTAATAACCTCAACCGCAAGAGCGCTGTCATCAGGGCTACGGTAATACGTGGTAGAGCCTACCGGAATATTAGCGATGTCCGCCTGTGCCGCCGCCAGCGTCGCATACTGTTTACTAAGCGGGATCAGGTTCTGCCTGACCTCATCGTTTTTCGCCATCATCTGGCGCCACGTATCCAGCGGTTCACCGCCGCGGTCGTTAACCGTACCTGCCGGACCGTTAACCAGCTCGTCAGCGCGCTTGACGTTATCCAGGAAAATTTCAGGCGTCGTCGTTCCCAAAGGCGGGTTAAGTTCGGCCATGTTTTTTGCTCCAAAAAGAGGCTTCGCGCAAACGAGGGTTTGAGCGAATGGCCGCGGCTTTTTACAATCAGCTATTTTAAGGAGTTAGATAGTGCTGATTGGCTATGCGAGGGTATCGACCGGGGATCAAAACCTCGATTTACAGAAAAACGCGCTGATCCGCGCAGAATGTGAGCTGGTTTTCGAGGATATGGCCAGCGGGAAGAATGCCCGGCGGCCAGGGTTAAAGCGCGCATTACGGCGGTTGCGACCGGGTGATGTGCTGGTGGTCTGGAAATTGGACCGGCTGGGCCGCAGCGTGCGCGATCTGATTACGCTCGTGTCGGAGTTGCAGGCGCGCGGGGTGAATTTCCGCAGCCTGACCGACTCGATTGACACTTCGACGCCAGCCGGCCGCTTTTTCTTCCACGTTATGAGCGCCCTGGCGGAAATGGAAAGAGAGCTGATTGTCGAGCGTACACGAGCGGGTTTAGCCGCAGCGAGGGAGCAGGGGAGAGTCGGCGGCCGCCGCCGGGTAATGACTGAAGTCGTGGTGGAGCGGTGCCGCAGAATGCTGGAGAACGGCGCTACCCGGCAACAGATCGCAGATGTGATAGGGGTGGGGGTGAAGACGATCTACAAATACTTTCCTGCTGCCGTCCGCGATCAAGGATTCCTGCCCTTCCCGTGATATGTAACATTTGAGATAATAAGTACTTTCAGTTTTGAAAACAGTTTGGTTTGTTCGTGAACGGTAAGAAAACAATAAGTTTTGAACAATTTTTAACTATTAACAGCAATCTTGTTTCCATCTCAGATACATGGGCAGACTTGTGGGCGTTAATTTTTCACACAGGTTTAAGCGCTGGAAGGCTGCTGAGTATTCGATATGATGATATTGATGATGGCTTGATACTGATACGAAAACAGGGTCACCTGAAGGAGCTACGTGTTGAATCAACCCCTCCAGTGGAGGGGATCATTGCTCGTAGAAGAGAACGCTATCCAGAAGATGTTTTTTTATTTCAGAGCCATTCTAACCGTGTGAAGTACCAACGCCGGCCGGTCACTATAATTGCTTTCAACGCCGCTTTACGTCGCGCCGCTAGATCATTACCAGACGTTAACGTAAGCAGTAGTAGCGCGAGAAACATACCGGACTAACCGCCTGTCCAGTCGCGTGTGGCCGATGTGACAGGCGTGGGGGTGAAGACTATTTACAAATATTTGCAGGTACAATACGGCGATAAAAAATCCCCCTGAGCAGGCACACTCAAGGGGAAAATACTACATAACATCATTGCTGTGTGCGTCTTTGCGCTCGTCTATCTTCCAGGAATATGCCTAAAGCTTCCAGATATTTCTGGTCTGAGTTGTTACATCATGGAGGAGGTGCCGATGTGATAGGTTAAGAGCGAAGACGGTCTGTAAGTACCTTCCGAAGTCGAGGAACAAGGATCATGAATTTGAGTCTATACCATCCGAATTCATACATTCTTTGTAATTCTATGAAATATTGAGCAGAGTATTCTGTTCGAAATGAACCATATGGAATAGCCAAAGGCTAAAATGCCCAGCGTAAAAACAACAATCAGCAAGTCCGTCTGTGACATCTTATATCCATTTTGCAGTAGCAGGTTTTGAGAAAAGATAGTTCAAAGCAGGCACATAGACAACATAATCACTAAGTGAAACCAATATCAGGGGCTCAAAGGTGACTGGTTTCCCCCTCTGTGTTCCTGATTGATAGTTAAAACCTCTATTGATCAGATTAGCGAATAAAACTACTGTATATAAAAACAGTATTTTGTGAGCGAGTTTATTATGCTGTTCTACACGCCCGTTGAGTTACGCCAGATCATGCTGCTCCCGTTGTTCAGTGACCTTGTGCAGTGCGGCTTTCCCAGTCCAGCACAGGATTACGTTGAGCAACGCATAGACCTGAATGAGTTACTAATCAATCACCCCAGTGCGACGTATTTTGTCAAAGCCGCCGGCGACAGCATGAAAGACGCCGGCATAGGGGAAGGGGATCTTCTGGTTGTGGATAGCTCAAGGACAGCAGTTCATGGCGACATCGTTATTGCTGCTATTGATGGGGAATTTACCGTTAAGAAGCTGCAGCTACATCCGCGGGTTCAGCTTAACCCAATGAACCCTGCATATTCGCCAATTGTCGTCGGTAGTGAGGATACTCTCGACGTGTTCGGGGTGGTTACGTACATCATTAAATCAGCTGGCTAAGATGTTTGCGCTTTGTGATGTGAACTCATTTTACGCATCCTGCGAAACTGTTTTCCGTCCTGACCTGAAGGGGCGGCCGGTGGTCGTTCTGTCAAACAATGACGGCTGTGTGATCGCCCGTTCGCAAGAGGCGAAGCCCTTCGTCAAAATGGGCGAGCCTTATTTCAAGCAAAAGGACATGTTTCGCCGGCACGGTATTATCGCGTTTAGTAGCAACTATGAGCTTTATGCCGATATGTCCAACCGGGTGATGACAACGCTGGAGGAACTCTCCCCACGGTGCGAAATTTACAGCATTGATGAGGCTTTTTGCGATCTTACTGGTGTTCGTAACTGTCGCGATCTTACCGATTTTGGCAGAGAAATTCGCGAGACGGTTCTGCGCAGGACGCACCTCACGGTCGGCGTCGGCATAGCCCAGACTAAAACCCTGGCAAAGCTGGCCAATCACGCTGCGAAACAGTGGCAGCGACAGACCGGAGGAGTGGTGGATCTGTCTAATCTGGAAAGACAGAGGAAGTTGATGGCTTTGCTGCCGGTGGATGAGGTCTGGGGAGTCGGGCGCCGCATCAGTAAAAAACTGGAGGCTATGGGCATTAAAACAGTGCTTCAACTGGCTGATACCGATATCCGTTTTATCCGGAAACACTTCAACGTTGTGTTGGAGCGAACCGTGCGGGAGCTGCGTGGCGAACCATGCCTCGGACTGGAGGAGTTCGCACCAGTAAAGCAGGAAATCGTGTGCAGCCGTTCGTTCGGCGGCCGTATCACTGAATACCATGAGATGAGGCAGGCAATCTGCAGCTACGCCTCACGTGCAGCGGAGAAACTCCGTGGCGAGCATCAGTATTGCCGATGTATCTCCGCATTTATCAAAACGAGTCCTTTCGCGCTGAACGAGCCGTATTACGGGAACAGTGCATCAGTAAAGCTTCTTACACCGACCCAGGATAGCCGGGACATCATCACCGCGGCGACAAAATGTCTCGATGTAATCTGGCGAGACGGGCATCGTTACCAGAAAGCAGGAGTAATGCTGGGAGATTTCTACAGCCAGGGCATAGCGCAGCTCAACCTCTTCGATGATAACGCGCCACGGAAGAACAGCGAGAAATTGATGGAAGTACTCGATCAACTCAACGCGAAGGATGGAAAGGGGACGCTGTATTTTGCAGGTCAGGGGTTCCAGACCGCCTGGCAGATGAAACGAGAAATGCTCTCCCCGCGCTATACTACGAGGTTCTGTGACCTGCTCAAAGTCAGGTGACCCAGCCTTAACATTAAGTGGTGGTATTGCTACAAGAGTCCACTTAGAGCGAGGAGCAGAAGTTCGTAGTTGAGTCACAATGAATCTTGCTAACAATACCGTGCGTCAATCAACTGGGAACAGGTCACTAATAATCGTCGCTGAAAAAAAAGCTTGATATGGTGGTTGTTTCGTGTTGAATATAGCAGAATAGACTTTTTTATTTTTTATAAAACAGTTATATATGCAAAGGGGATGTTAATGATAAAAAATATAGAAATATCAAATTTTAAGATCATAGAAAGCTTGAAGTTGTCTAGCTTGAAGAGAGTAAATGTAATTGCAGGTAAAAATGGCAAGGGGAAAACCTCGATACTTGATTCTATATTTATAACCAATGATATTGCTTCTCCGGATTGCTTGATAAAACCTATTGCTTTTAGAGGTGGTTCTCCAGACTTAACTAATAATGAGCTATGGCTATCTTATTTCAGGGATTTTGATAGAAAAAACGAAATATCTATTAAGATGGAACTTGAAAATAGCATGAAACAAGAAACAAGAGTATCTATTGAGAATATCAAGTCTGATACATCGAATATAGGTACTGTTTCAAGTAATGTTATTGAGAGAAACCAGATATCACCAAGATCATCATATAGAGGGGATGTTCTGAAAATTAGAAAGTATGATAGAAGTCAACCAGAAAGTTTATCGATGAAAATGGAAGTTACACAACAAATAAGTGGAAATCAACTCACCTCTAATTTGGTTAAGCACGGAAGTGGCATTGATGCAACAGCAACAACATTTATAACAACATCAAGTACAATAAATAATACAAATACTATATCTGTAC